CTTTTTATAAGTCACTTCTTCCTAATCTGCCGGGGATTCCGGGAACTCCGGCAACGGAGAAATTTGAACGGGCCGCAGCAGATTCTGAAAGCGTTACTAGAACTAAATTAACTTTAGCTCAGGCTGCGCTTCAAACTTTTGGAATTAAAGTTACTCCGGTAGAAATTGAAAAGCTGGAGGCCCAGCAAATTTTTGCTATGGAGCGTGAAATTGACAAAGTTGAAAAAGACTTTTCTTCTAAATTAAGAAGATTTGAACAAAACTTAATTGATGAAAAAGAGTTGGATCAGCATTTAGATACTCTCTTAAAAAGAACTGAAAGCATATTTGAAAAGTACAATAAAAGAATTGAAGGTCCAAAGAAGGAGGAGCCAGAGGCTGAACCAGAAGTAAAGTCTGATGAAGCGCCCTCCGCTGATCAGCAGGAATCTCCTGATGTTATTCCTTTTACTGGCCCAGATGGACAGGTCTACAACGTCAAGATTAAGCCGGGGCAGACCGAAGCCGATGTCGAGAAGTACATTATGGGCAAGTACTATTCGGCTGAAAAAAAAGGTCAAGGCGGTCTAATCACCTCCGGCAATATTGACGTATCCAAACTGCCCGCTGTGCGTAATCCAGATGGTTCTTACAGCACGGTGCGGTCCATGGGTATTGAGATGGATGGCAAGTTCTATTTGATCCCAACCGTTATCAATGGCCGCGTAGTATCGGATGATGAGGCTATCAAGTTTTTTGAAAAGACCGGAAGACACCTTGGTATCTTTGGCAGTCAGGCTGATTCTGATGCTTACGCAAAACAACTTTCTGAAGCCGAAGCCAAAAGAATTGGTAAGGCCAAAGGCGGTCCTATCTACTCTCATGCCGAACAGGACTTGCTAAGACGCTACTCAAGCAGGTAGAGTCAAGCCCATGAAAAAGCGGGAGAAGTACATCCCCGTTCAGATAGAGGACGGGAAGTGGTACCGCATGAGGGGTTACACGCACACGGAGTGCTGTGACTGCGCTCTTGTACACAAGGAAGAGTTCCGCGTGGTAGACGGCCATATTGAATGGCGGGCTGTCAGAGACGACAAGGCCACGGAAAAACGCCGTAAGGAACTCGGCATCAAAATCACCAAGAAGTAATCATGCCCAAATACACAGACGATTCCGAGTTTATAGATGCTTGGAAACGGTTTAATAAAGCGAGCTTAATTGCCAAACACTTCAAGATGAATGTGAGATCCGTCTACGAAAGGCGACGGATAGTAGAGCAAAGGTACGGTATTTCTCTTGTAAGCGATCAAAAGAGCGTGCCTTCCAGTAGCATCAAAAACAAGATTGGGGACAGGCTCAACGAACTGGCCAAGATTCGGCAAGAGAAGTACGAAACCGAGATGTCTGATACGGTCACCGATGGCGTCGTGTTGATCGCCTCGGACTGTCATTATTGGCCCGGTATCGTGACCAAGGCGCATCAAGCCTTTTGTAAGTTAGCCAAGCAGCTTAGTCCGAAAATGGTGATCCTGAACGGGGACATCTTGGACGGCGCTCGCATCAGCCGCCATGCGCGGATCATGTGGGAAAAGCAGCCGCAGATGAAGGACGAGATCGCTGCCGTTCAAGACCGATGCGCAGAGATTGAGCGGGCTGCGGGTAAGGCCAAGTTGATCCGCACCATTGGTAACCACGATGCCCGGTTTGAGAACTACCTCTCCAGCCGCGTGGGCGAACTGGAAGAGATGACCGGCATGACCCTGCTCGACTATCTACCCCGCTGGCGTGCGGGATGGTGCGTGCATTTAAACAATCATACAGACGGTTGGACTACGATCCGGCATCGGCCTGTCGCGGGTGGCGTTCACTCGGCCTATAACAGCACCCTCAAGGCGGGCGTGTCCTACGTGCACGGGCACCTGCATAAGCTTCAGGTTACGCCTTGGGCGGATTACCGTGGCCGTAGATACGGTGTAGATACAGGCACCATGGCTGAGCCGTATGGTCCGCAATTCAACTACACCGAAGCCGGTCCCGTTAACTGGGCCTCGGGATTTGCTGTGCTGACGTTCCACAAGGGCAAGCTCTTGCAGCCGGAACTCTGTGTGGTTGAGCACGGTGATGCGTGGTTTAGAGGGGTCAAGTTGTAATGCGCTGCGAGTCGTGTAAGCACTTCATCAAGACGTATGAAGGCGAGGGGTGGTGTTCACATCCCAAGTATTCTGGAATCGTGTTGACCTCATTCAACCAAGAGATCTGCCGGGGCAACGGCTACGTCAGGGGAAGCGAACCAGTTCGGATTCCTCAGTCTGCTGCTGAAGAGACTCCACGTAAGCCGTAATGATGGCTTCGATGAACTCATCAAACTGATCCGGCGTGAACTTCATAAAGTCGTAGACTCCCGTGGCCTCAATGAAGTGACCAGCGGCAGCGACCGCATCGTTGATGGCGACGACTTCTCTTGGTGATTTGTCGATCATGTAGGCATCCATACATTTGATTGAACAGAAACGTGCTTTGGTCCGTTGGTAATCAACTGGCACGCGAGAGCGAGGGTCGTATATCCATCCCCGTTCTTCCCGATGGCAGATCGGGCATAAACCTAAACTCCGTGATTTCGGTGTACTTTCCATTCTTACGAACCTTGATTTCAGCAGGCTTCAGCAGCGAGTCAGACTGAGCGATGGCTTCGGCTGTGCTCTTCGGTAATATCCCGGGACCGGCCATTCGACGCTGCCACCATTTGCGTGCCCTCTCCTGCGGATACCCCCGGTGGTCAAAGCAGATCCACTCGCGGTAAGTAATCAGCCCAGAGCGGTACTCGACTCGCATGCTGTCGGGGCTACCGGGCTTTTCATGGCGGCGGTAGTACACCGCGTTGACCTTGACCCACTGCTCCGGAATCGCAGCCGCCATCACAGGTAGCGTCGAAGCCGTGCGGTCGATCTTGATTTCACGAGGAGGCCAGATGTACCCGCAGTCCATGCACTCCATCGCTGCCGCATGAACGATGCTCTTGCACTCGGGGCAGGTCTTGGTGGGGGCTTCTCCTGCCTCATCGCTACGTCGCGGCTTCTTGGGATTGATGCGGTCCACTGGCCCATGTCGGGCGACGTTGCCTGCGAAGTCCAGCACCAAGCAGTCCTGCTTCCCATCGTGGTTACGCATGCCACGGCCCATGATCTGTACGTAGAGTCCAACGGACTGAGTAGGCCGGAGCAGCGCAATCAGGTCCACAGACGGCGCGTTAAAGCCCGTGGTGAGTACGCCCATAGAGGCCAGCGCCTGAATGCGCCCCGCCTTGAAGTCCGCCACAATGCGATCACGCTCGGCTTTAGGGGTATCCCCAAAGATCGTCTCGCAGGTTATCCCGTGGCTACGGACGAGATCGGCAATGTGGGTCGCGTGGGATACGCCCGCACAGAAGAGCAGCCATGACTTACGCTGTTGCCCAAACGCCACAATCTCTTTAACGGCAGCGCGGTTCACATCGTCCTTGTCTACCGCCCGCTCCAGTTCTCCGGCCACAAACTCGCCGCCTCGGGTGCTGACCCCGGTGACATCCAGCCGGGTCTTGGGTTCCTTGGAGACGAGCTTGGTTAGGTAGCCCTGCTTGACCATATCGGCCAAAGAAGCCTCGTAGGAGATGTCCGTAAAGAGGGCATCCTTACCGGAGCAAAGCAGCCCGCTGTCCAAGCGATATGGTGTAGCCGTCAACCCAATCACCCGCATGTGAGGGTTCATCACCTTCAGGGTCTTAAGGAACTTTTGGTACATCGTATTGGTCTTACGCGGAATAAGATGCGCTTCGTCGATAAGACACAAATCGACCTTCGTAAACTTGGTCGCGTGTTTGTGCACCGACTGTATCCCAGAGAATACGATTGACGGCTCAAAGTCGCGTTGATTTAAACCGGCTGAGTTGATGCCCGCGTTGGCCTCGGACCACAGTCGTTTTAGCTCGTCGTAGTTTTGCCTGATCAGTTCCCGTACGTGGGTCACGACCACGATCTTGCAGTCGCCCCAGTTGGTTAGCACCTGTCTACAAAATTCAGCAATGACGAAACTCTTGCCGGTGCCGGTGGGCAGAACGATCAGCGGATTGCCATCGTACTCTTTGAAGTATTTAAACGTGTACTCAATGGCTTCGTTTTGATAGGGGCGTAAAGTAATCACGAGTTAAGTCCTGACCTTGGCATTTTT